CTCACCGTAATATGTTTCGTACATTCAAGTCACAAAGCCACTGGCTCTCGTTGAAGAGTTCACATACACAGTATGGATATGAAAATATTCACTAGATTTTTCAATCTGGATAATCCATTTCATCAAAGGTTTTCTCATCTTTGAGGGATGTTTCAATAGCTGTAACATCAGATAGATATATCACTTCGCTTTCACGAGGAATAATAACAAGGGGTGGGGTTATCAAATGACCACTATTATCAATAGTCAATTTACAATAAGATGGATTTTTAATACCTATTTCTTCCATGAAATTTCGCACCCTAACATAATCCGAAAACTGTGCATCATATACAACAGCGATCGTTTGTGTTTGGTTTAATTTACAAATGAAAGTATCAAGTTCTTCAAAACTTGAATCATAAGAGTCAGACATCTTGTTTTATACCTTCCACCTCCTGTTTGATTTGATCAAAGTTTACTCTTTGGATTTATTAGGTTTACTCCTGCACAATCATTTATAATCGTGCTTTTGCCTTAGCTTGTAAGGCACGGTAATCATCAAGTTCAGCATCAGTTAAGTTTCCAAGTCTACGAGCACGTCGAGTTTGCACTACACGTTTTGAAGGTGCGACAACTCTTGTTGGTCGAAAAGCAGCTTTAGCCTTAGGCTTCCTTTTTGGGGGAGCAGGGACAACACTCTTTTTAATTGGATTCTTTTCCAGCATAACTTTTTTAGCAACATTACCTTTAACAAATGACTGTGGATTTATATATCCATCATTTGTTGAAGCAGTATCAATCCATTTTATAGCTTGTTTACCAATTGTGGATGCATTATCCAACCACGGTAAAGCTTTTTGAACTATAGATTTGATACCATCGAAAAACCACTCTCCAGTATAATTCTCACTATATTTTACTCCAATAGGACTATCCCTGCGAAGACCACCAATAACTTTTAAAGCTACAGGATCATAAGCAGGCGATTGAGAGCATAAACTTAGGAGTTCCTGGTCTTCTGAACCAGGAGCACACTCAACATACCAAATAGCAGATACGTTAAGCGTGGCAACAGGATTTAAACCAGTCAGAAAACATCCTGATTGATTTATAGGTAAAATCCTGTTAGGTGGAGGAGGTCGATCATAATTTAATGTTGTCAAAAGATTGGGAATCTGATGAAAAACACCATAACCATTTCCAGCAATTGGAAATTTATATCCAGTGTTAAAGTTATCCATACCTACATCGAGCACATCTGGCACGAGAATTGGCATAACCCACTGAGGAGGTTCCATTGGAAGTTCATCTGAGTTAAAATCCGCAACGATATACGCTCCTTCCTTTACTTTCCACTGTTTAGTGTCAGGCATAAGAAGTGCATTTTGAACATTTATAGGAGGCAACTTTACAAGTTGACCATCACCATAAATTGTTGTTTGTTCGTTAACAGGATTATTCAATGTTGAAGTTCCAACAAATGATGTTTTATTCATTTGGGCTTGATTCTGTCGAAAAACAGTCAATAAACCTTGTTGGTACAATTCAGCTGTCATATCTTGTATTTCAAAACCAACAGAAACTATTCGCATGTTATCAGCGAGATCTTCAACTGTTAGGTTTAATTCACCAAGATCACAATTAGATGCAATTGTGGCAGGAAATGTAAAATCAGTTCCAGAAACTGGTTGAGCGGTCATTTTTAAACCACCCCATGGTTCAGATCGTGTGCCAGTGTAATCCCATGTAAAGGTATTACAACTATTAGTCGACGATTGAAGAAACTCACTAGGGTAGGCCATAGGTGTCATAACAACAGACAAATCCCATGGTGTTGCTTGGGTGGGAAGACCACCAGTTGTTAAACTGATTGCCTTACTCTTTTTGATACACCGAGCAACCGAATGACCATTATAGTTATCAGGGTAACCGACAGGTTTTATTGGCTTATCATGAAAAGGATCAAACCGTTGGATGATATACCGTCTCCCTTCCTCAGTTAACTCGCACGCGGGAGATTGTGCAAGTGTTTTTAATAGGCGTTCACCTTTAGTATCCGCAGCAGACATGGGGAAAAAATCGTAGATTTCTTCCTTCCGCCTCCATTGCCTGTTCAAAAAACGTAAAACAAGCGAAACCAGATTCAGCTCCAGTATAAAATCCCCATAAAACCTCCGATGTTAGTCGAAGATTGTAAAAAGATTGTAACTCTGGAGTTAATTCCCCTGAGAGTGTATCGATCACTGCATTGTAAGCTTTAAAAAACTTATCAAAATGTGGACCTGCAAAACTCATCATAGTTAGCACGAATAATTTGCTCACATAAGCCTCTAGTGTATCTTTTTTATCATTTGTGTGCAAAAAAGAAGTTGCGAGACGCTGTGAATCATAAAGTGGTAAATAAATACCATCAATCATTTTGAACGTGAATCCAAGAAATGACATTTTCTCAATATCGTAGTCTTCACCACCATAGAGAAATTTTAGTTTCATACCCATTCTCTTAAAAAAAGAATTCAAGAAACCATCTTCATGATCTTTGTTAAATAGAACATAGTCAAACTCAATGTCAACAGCAAAAACACTGTCATCGCCAAAAAGTTTAACAATTTGTTCAGTGAGCAATTGAAAAGTAGGTAAACTTCCCATCTTTATGTAATAGGCTTCTGATAGAAAAGCAGCAGCAATAATTATGTGCATCAAAATATTATCTCTTGTTGTTGTTCCAGATCCAGACGCGTTACCGTATTTCTTCAACACGATATCACCGTCATAGAGAACACAAAAGAACTCAATTGTATTTTGAATCATCCACAAAAATTCATCGATATCATCATCGCTGAGCCATTCTTTAGTCATACCCATTATCTGCAAATACAAATCCTTCATTAAGGGTATAAATTTGTCCCATCCACTAACATCATAAAAAAATCTTATTCGTTTTGATAGGAGTCTTTTTGCCATACGATTCACACCTCCCATAAATGGGGAGAATCCGTAAGCACTCCATTTAAAATTAAGTAATTTTTTAGATGAGCGTTTTCCAAATTTAATTTGGGATTTGAACAAATGATATTCAGATATAAAAAATTGACGTATTTTATTCTGTAAAATATCTCTTTTAACCTTAAGTTCGATTTTATTTGCAACAGTTGTCATTGGAATTGTTAGATATGGTTTGTTGTGATGATCACTAGCTAAATAACCAGGATCTTGCACAAGATCACCTTTTGTTTTAATGCCATAAAATGTGGATGTATATCCACCGGATTTTGTCCAGTCAGTTTCATGGCTGATTTCTTCACTATTGGAGATAGGATCTCGAAAGACACAACTATACTCACTGCGAAGAAATTTACAGCCTTGTTCAAGAAACTGATTTCTGAATTCTCCAAAATTAGCATTATCATAAGATTTTATAGTAGCATTAACATTTTCTAAACTTGGTTCAACAACTAAAAAGTCGGAATCAGTGTTTGTTATAGCTAAATCAAGCAAATTTTGCTTGTGGCATCCTAATCGATCTAAGTGTTTTGATCGTATTATATGGCCAGGCATTGTTTTGCTTGTTAATCTCATGCGGGGTGGAACACATCCAACATATTCCAATGTTTTATAATCCCGTTTCGGGAACGCATAGTCCCAACGAACGGGTCCCTTCCATTTACAGGACGGAAGGGGGGACGCCCTTCCGCTTAAAAAAGCGGTGCGGCGAAATTATTAAATCCATGATTAGATGGACCATCGGTTCGTGTGTGAATTCCAAGAACTGCTTGTTGTTGAGGATCCCATAAAATTGAACCGCAAAAATTATTTGCAGTAGAAACAGAGTGTGCTATATAGCCATCACTTGTAAGTTCAACTTCTGTAGAACATGAATATGTTTTCATATTAGTTGGATCAACTCCATATAGTGTACAAATCTTCCGATCTGTACCCATAGCAGCCATACTTAGAGGAGTAATACCTGGTATTTGTATTTTATCAGCAGGTGTCGACCATAAAGAATCTCGTCCTAGTTCTTTAAACTTAGTCCATTGAGAGACTTCAATTGGTACAATCTTACCTTTTGTATCCTTATAATACGTATCAGAATTTAACTGATGCTGATTAACAAGCCAGAATGCTTTACCATCCTTTTTAAGTTTACACATGTCACCAAAATATTGATCATCTTGCGTTGAACCTTTATTAAATAAACGTATCAAACATGAGTGTTTTTCACTAGTACAATAATCAATTGCATATTTTGATCTTGCTTGATTAACAGATGTTGCAGACGGTCCTTTAACAGAGGTTTTAGTTTGCATATAACATCTTGAGCAAATATCAAATCTAGTCTCATTTATAGAATTCCCACATCTACATTTTTTGATTGATTCGTTTTGTTTTACGATCTTAGTTGGTTTTGGCGTTAAATTAGTGTCTCCACTCTTTTCTTTTTTCTTTAAGCCATGCGCCTTACGACATTCATGGCACCAAATCAATTTATCTTTATTTGTAAACGTTGTTTTACATGTTACACAATCTCTTGTTGTGCCAGCATTACCTGCTATATGTTGTTTAACAACTTTTGTTGAAGGTTCAACACGAGCTTCAGAAACTTGTTCTTTTAATTGTGCTTCATTAGGTGTGTAAAATTTTGCTAATTCTTTAGTAACATCTTGTAAACGCTTTTGAACATCATTGAATGTATCCATATTTTTAGATTGTCTAGCATCATCTAATTGATCTTTCAATTGAGACAATTTATATCGTGCTTTACCATATTCTTTCTGTTCATTTTCATTTAATTGACGCATCTTAGTTTTACTACCTTTACCAGCAGCACGCTTTGCTCCTCGAGGCTCACCATAAGAATCCTTACTTGGTCCACTAGCTTCATTCTTTGATTTTTCAATAGCATGACAGTCTGAGCAAACTCTATGTCCGGTATTTTTTGGTTTTCCACAGGAGCATTTAGCTCTATCAGTAGATTCATTTTTAGTTTGATTTTTCTTTTCCTTTCGTGTTTGTTTCTTTTTCTCTGGTTCTTTACCTGCATACATAAAGTAATATATACTTCCAGCTGCAGCAGCAATCAAACCTGTAAACACAGAAATTTGGAAAATTAATTTTTGAAATTTTTCATCACAAATTTTTTCAACACTAGTTTCCATAGCACTTTTAATATCAGTTTTAAATTCATCCCACCATTGGTTATCACCCATAGCTTCTGCTTTTGATAAGATTTTAACATAATTGATATCTCCAGTTGTTTTACATGGATCATTATCTTCAATGTTCTCAACTTTTGATTTCTGTTCAGAGAAAACAAGTTGAAAATCACCATTTTTCCAGGATTTTTTAAAAGAGTTATAAACTTCACCAGAAGAAACCTTCAAATGAGGCCAATCTCTTTTAAATTCTGGCATCTTGATACCTGAAAAGTCCTTATAAGTAAATTCTTCTTCACTCTCGGTACTACTATCAATATCAATTGTAATAAATGGTATACAATCATAACTAAACCATTCTAATGATTGGTTATGTTTTTGAATTTTAGATCCAATTTGTAACACCATTTCTTCCCATTGTTTATCATCTCTCTGAAGTGCCAATTTCAATTTATCGGCATCTGAAGTATCAACAACATGTTCGATCATACCTGGTAATTTTCCAAGTGCTTCAAGACCTTTTGAAATGGACATTGTTGTTCTCATTACACTATTGATGACAGCGGGATCGAGTGCCACTCCTGCCAAACCAATTAAAGCTGCAACTGCCATTATGACATCGCAAACGGTTTGTAGAGTGCTCTCTTTTGCTTCACTGTTATTTGTGAAAATTTGATATATTTTATATGAAAGAGCTCCTGTTAAGGTAACTCCAGTTAATCCGTTTAATAAATACTCAAATTTAAGCTTATCTTCTATTATAACCTTTCCATCTTTTGTGGTTGGTGTTTCTTCATATTCGATATCAGCCTCTTCGGAAGCTGTTAACATTCGATATCCAGCTCCAACTATTGTTGCACTGAGAACACTAACTACTAAAGTGTCAGTTACACTTTCAGTTTTTTGATATGTTAAAACACCTGCTAATAAACCACCAGCGGACATACAAAGTCCTGCTTGTGTTGATTTACTATTTTCAAGAAAATTCCATGCAGTATTTAATTTTGACATAAGTTGTAAAGCCCCTTCAAGTTCAGGTTTTTCTTGGATTGTTTCTTCAACAGCACTTTTAACTTCACTTGAAATAATGCTTTGAATATAACCTTGTCCATTTACTATTGGTTTACCCATAAAACTTTTCTTCGGTTTTACTTCTTCATTGCCAAAAATTTTTGTTTTAGCTAAATCATATAACTCGGTCCATGAATGAATTTCTTCAGATTTTGGTTGAACCTTTGTACTTTTAGAAGATTTTTCTGAGGAAGAACTACTTCCACTTTCAGTTAATCTAGTTGTTTCTAGATGTTGAATTTGACTACCAGTTATCTCTGGCTGGGATTGTTGCTCCCTACGGTGTAAGTTTCTTAATTCCGTTTTTGGTACGTTTTCCATTTTTCTCACTGGTTAAAACTAACCAAAC